TTTGCAGACTTTTGAATTAAAAATTCTTCAGGTGGTATGTTTTCTATTTTAACTTTACCATAATTATTTGTTCTTTTAATAATCACATTATGGATCATTGGAATAGGTTGGTCAGGTAGTTCTTGACCTTGTGCTTCGGCTAATTTTTGTAATTGTTGTAATTGTAATTTAGCAGTTTCATCTTCAAAAGATTCTTCTTCAACAACTTCAACATCATCATTATTAATTAATATTTGATATTCTTGATCGTTTAAATTTTCGTAAGTTTCTTGCTCAACTCTTTCGCTTTCGTCCCAATAAACTTTTACAATTCCATTCTTTTCAATTAACGCATCTTTAAACCATGTGTATAAAATACTAAATCCAGGATTGTCTTTGTTAAAAATATAATTGATATAGTTAGTTGCTTGTTCAGCAAGTGCTACATCTTCAGCTTTTTGGGGTTCGCATTTTACAGTTTGATCTGATGCTGTGAAAATTTTAAGTAGGTTTGGCAAGATGGTTTCAACAGTATCTGCAACATCAGTTGATACGACTTGTGATCTTCCATCAATCTCAGTACCTAATGGTTCTCCCATATAATACTCTAAAGATTTTTTTCTTTGAGCTGATAGGTTTCCACCCATATAACCCATAGAGTTATTTATCTCTTGACCAATAATATTTTTTAATTCTAATTCTGTTACTTTGTCTGCCATATTAAACTATATAATTTGTTTCGACTGGTATTTCTTCGTCCCAATCACTAACTTCCACACCCTCACCTACTACACCAGTTCTAAAGGCATCAGCACAATGAGAAGCATAGTTGTGCATTGGTTTATTTCTAAAACATTGATTCTTGTCGTCCCATCTTTTTTGATAGGCTTTTAAATTCTCTAATCCTTTTTGACATTTATTTTTGTCAAACCAACAATTAGCAAGTGCTTTTCTTACAGCTTCAATCCCATCTTCGATAGATAGTTTTGGTGCTACTTCAAAAGCAATCCCTAATTCTAAAGCACTCTCCAATCTTGATTTACCAAAGTTACCTATTTCTCTAACTTTAATATCATGGGGAGCTATATGCTTTGAATACTCAAAATCTTGACGATTAACATAATCTACATAGTGATCTAAACCCTCACCAGCATTTTCATAATAATCTATTAATCTAATCTCTCCTTTGTACCTTTGGACAAACCATATCGCTGTGCTGTCATTAAGACCTAAATCCCACCATGTTTCAGTATCAAGGTTGTCATCATACAAATTATCAGTAACCCTATTCTGTGACTCTAATTTTTCGATTAAAGCACCATAATAAGAGCCTGTGATAGCTGCTTGGAAAGAACATTCAAATTCTTGTTCGTATAAATCCTCTGACATCATTTGCTTTGCAGCAACTAATTCATCAGGATCTAATATATTAGTTTCACTAGCTTTAAATAAACCAGAGTACCAATCCTTGTTTTCTTGTGCATCTTTGTACAATTGATAAAAATAGTTTCTACCCTTTGGTGTTCCAATAAATACACACCAACCTTTTCGGTCTGCCAGAGCTGGTCTTATAACCTCTGGAAAGATTGTAGGTTTAATGCTTTGAGTTTCGTCAAAAACACAACCATCTAAAAAAATTCCTCTCAAGGCTTGATCGTTCTCAGCCCCAAGAATTGTAATCCTTGCTCCTGTAGGAAGATCACATCTTAATTCTGACTCATTAAACTTAGTTCCTGGTATTTTACCAGCGAACTGTTTTATGTAATCCCATGCTGTCGCCTTACCTTGTTTAAAGGTAGGAGATATAAAAGCATATCTTGGGTTTGGCAAAGGACAAGTAAGTGCTGCTTTAATCATGTGATTAACTAGCATAACTGTTTTACCACTTCGTCTGTGAGCTACGATTACACTAAATCGGTGCTTATCAATTTTTTTATGCAAAAAATTTTGGAGTTCTCTTGGCTTATATGGAATGATTATTTCTGGCATTTAAAAACAAAACCCCCCTAATGTACTGTAACTCCTTGAGGTACGTTTAGAAGTTGCTCAATGCCAAAGTCTTCCATGATGTGAGAGGAGAAGTATCTACATTCTCTAAGATCGTTAAATCCTCCAAAGTGAACAACAACAGAATTACTGCTTTCCATAATATATATTACTGCTGAGTAACCTTTTTCGTTGTCGTCAAAATCCATCATAAAATTCCTAATCTAGTTGTGTGTAACTTCCATCATTTTTAACAAGCCACCGAAATCTAAATCGGTGTGTATGGTCTTATAAAACCCACCAAAACCTCAGGAAATAACCAAATAAATAAACCAATTGATATTTAATCAATAGCTTATGACTATTTTACTAGCTTATTAAACACTTTGTATTCTCTTTGTATTCTGTCTGTATTATTTCTGTTGATCTTCTTAACATTTTGGCAGATTGCAGCTCAAACTCTATAATATCTTTGGACAACTTTGTGTTTAAATGTTGAATGAATTTAAACAATATCCAATTAAACCAATACTTCTAACCATTCCATTTAACTATCAATGGTGAATTACTATCGCCAGAAACCTTTAAATTGTCATTCTTTCCATATACTTTAGGAGCTAATTTCTCTGCTCTCCATTTAGCAAGTGATATAAATTCTTTTATTAAATGAGTAGATCCTAAGTCAGTTTTTTCTTTGAATTTGCTATCCTGGACAGCTTCATTAATTAAGCTCTGAGCATCTGATAAACTGTATTCAATGCCATCTTGTTTGGCTTGAGTATATTTCCCTCTTAATGATGGGTATTTTTTTTCATCTAATAACCATTTTCTAAAACATTCCCATGATATTGAATGATTTTTTAAACTAGCTTTAATGCTAATTCCCTCTGCTAAATCTTTCATAATAGAGTCTATTAATTCTTTGCTGTATTTGGTTTTATTTGCCATAGTTTATAATCGTTCTAATGTAGTTAAGTGTTGCATATTTGCAACAGTATTTTAATTCTATTTATAGTTGTTTCTTTGGTGTTAATCTATTTTCTATCAAGTTATCATTTAGTTTGCATATATTATTTAATCTGGTATTAATTAACTCATGTTCAAATTAACTAAAATAATAAAGGAGATAAAATGAACAAAGAACAAAAAGAAATAATGAAAAAAGTTAATAAAGCATTTTCTGAGCTTTATGTATTAAGCAATATCACATGGACACCTTATAGAGATGTTTTATTCAAAATGAATAAGAAAGATGAAAAGCAACATAGATTTGGTGATTGGTCAGAATATCATAAAGGAGCTGCAAGCATAAATGATTGTGCAAAGTTATTTACAGTAAAACATATTGCAGAGTCTTTATTCAATAAAGATAAATACAAGGTTGATGATTTATTAAAAATCAAAAAATCTTGTGTTTATGCTCAATCAATTGTTGCTAATTATGAAGATACAATTTTAAAAGCATGGAAAGATCAAGATTTAAATTATCTTGCTAATTTAGATTATATCTCACTTGTAAATTATGAGCTTTATCTTGAGCAATTAGAAAATCATAAAAAATATTTAAGATCAGCAAATGATCTTAAAGGATCTAAAAAAATAATTTAAAGGAGATAAAATGAATAATAATAAATTTGCTATAATTAAAGACTTAGTACCAGGTAGAAGTTTTAATTTTTTTAATAACTTTCAAGATCAAGTTTTTAAAAATAAAACTATCACTATTAATGATGTTGGTTATGAATGGTTTGATTGTTTAAGTGATGATGAACAAAGCTATGTTCAACAGTTACCAAAATATTCTCACCTGGAATATGATGAAGTAATAAAACAATACGATCAAGATTCACTATCCAATATTATTAAAAGACAAAATTCTCAAGGTTGGGAATGTGATTCTGATGGAAATATAATTGGAATGTTAAAGGAGGTAAAATGAATCTTAGAACTAAACCAACATGGGAGCTTAGAGCTATAGTTAAAGCTCTGAGTCTTATCCCTTTTTTTAATACTGATGAAGATAATGAGAGATTAGAACAAGCTCAAATTGTTTTATATGAAAGAAGATTAAAAAACTCACAACCAATTAAAATGGAGGTTAAATGAAAGCTAAAGATATAAATATTTATAATATATTTTCTGCAACCTATAAAAGGAATTTATTTTCTTTTAATGGGTTTGGTGAATTATCACAAATGCCTAAGGTTAAAAAACCTATAAGGCAAATTTCAAATATATATCAATTTCCAATTAAATCGTACTACAACCAAAAAAGGAGGGTTAAATAATGTTTAATAGATACTTTAATATTAGCAAAGATTATTATGATTTAAACAATTTAGAAAATTCTATTATTGTTAAAATTGATAAAGCTAATTGGTCAAATAAACAAGATAAAGAAGAAGTTAAAAATTATTTAAGAAAAATATTTAATAATCAATGGAGGGTCAAGTAATGAGTGAATATCTTTGTAATACTTGTTTATCATCAAATATAAAAATTCTTAAAGGTGATGATGCAATAGATAAATATGGGGATCAAAAAGAAATGGACTTATATTGTTATGATTGCAAATCAGAAGATTATAAAATTTCTGATTGGTATATAAAACAAAATAAATCTTTCTTTAAAGGTATTGAATATCTTTATTATAATTCTCAAAAAAAAACTAATAATGATTGAAATATTATTAATTACAGAAATTATATTAATATTTTTTTTTTAAATAACCAATAGGAGGAAATATGAGTAAATTTAAATTTATAAAACCTAAAATAAAAGAATCTAACTTTGCTATTCAAATGTTAGCAACAGATTCAAAAAAACCAATAATTAATGCTTTAAGTAATTCTATATTAAATATTTTAAATAGACCTTTTTATAAGAAAGATAAAAAATACTATTCAAAAATATCTAGTATGGAAATTGTTAAAAAATTGGTTGCTATGTTACCAGAAATAAAAAGATTTAAGAAATTAACTAAAGGTTATTTTTCTCAAAAAGAGGAGTTTAAATTAAAAGTTTATAGTGAATTATATAAACTAAATAATTTAGAAATGGTAACTTGTAAAAAATATAAAAAATATACTTGGTATCAAATAACCCAAAAAGGTCTAAATGCTATTCTTCCAATAGCAGAGTCTAATTGGAATGAAGAAATACAAGAAAATGAATCAACTGCTAGATTGAAAGAAGTATTTAGAAAAAAAGGTCTTAATGCTAAATTTTATGTTGAGTTAGAAAAATCTATAAATGGTAAAGTTCTAGTTCACATGAAAGCAAAATTATCAAAATTAAATAAGACCTAAATCTTAATTGTAGAAAGAAAGAGAGAGATAAAGATGTAAGAAATAGGTCTTATTATGATTCAAATTAACTTAATATGAGATAAATGAATGAAACACAAAATTAAGTTATATTATACCAGATTTAGTACATTAATATTTGATATTGTCAAGATATAGTGTTGCAAAAATACAATTAATTTATTTACAAATAAACTTATAACCTTTTCTATTATATAGTGATTTAAGCTCCTCTAATGCCTTGTAATAGTCGGATCTTACCTTTTCATGGCTTGAGGGTAGGAAGAATTGTTTTAGTTGTCTAAATGACCTCTTATAAGGAAAATTCCTTAAAGATATAATATCTCTATCCTTTTCATTAGCTTTAACTAATAACAATATACAAAATTCATAGACTTGTAATTGCTCACCATTTAGCCTGATCTTCATTCTAGGCTTATCTTCACCCTTATATGAGTCTTTATCCTTACCAATGCCATATAATCTATCTATGAGAGAAAACATCTCTGTACGTCTATTCTTCATATTTAATGGACTAGGCATATATCGTTCAACATATGTTGCAGTTTGGAAGTAATTATCTAATTGATCTACTGTTAATTTACTGGGTATCATCTTCTTCTTCCTGGATTGTTTTTAAATATTGCTGAAATCTATCTGTTGAAAGTGATTTACTTTTTATTTTTATGTCTTTCTGTTGATAGTAGCCTTTTCTATCTTTTTTGATTTTAGTTATAGCTGCTGAATAAGGTAAAGATTTATTCTTAGCTATATCTTTAATGATCTTTTGTAATTCTAGTTTCCTATTCAAAAAGACCTACCCTGATAAACCTTATTAACAACAAATTTATATTTTCCATATATATTATTTTCTATTAAGTATGTTCTCTTTAAGACCTACAAAAATTAACCCCCATGACCTACAAAAATTGACTACCGAACCTTGTTATTTATGTTGATAACTGTACCCTTGTTAATTTCTTGGTATAACTTTTTATTATGTATTTTTTCTTTAATTGAATTACTAATTCGTCTTCGTTTTCCATTATTCATTCTAATAATTTCTTGCATTTTAGTTCTTTCAAAAGTGTAATTGTTAGCTTTGTTTCGTTTAGGTTGGTGTCTAGCAAGAAGACCAAATAAGGTTAGGTTGTCTAAGTATTTACGCAAAGTAACTTCAGATTTAATTCCTGTCCTACGCATCAAATATTTATTGGACACATTGATGCCATTTTTACAATTCTGAAAACGTCTTATAAGGATATATAATAACTTCTCATGGCTATTAAGATTAAGGTTGTCTAGCAATTCAATATCTACTTTTTCAAATGTCCAACTCATATTTCATTCCCCCAACTATCCCAACCATCAGCTTTTTGTCTGGCAAAGAGTTCAATTCTAGGTAAATCACCACAGAGCTGTACGATTCTATTTCTTACACAATCAGGCTTTCTGCTGTGTTCTCTGATCTTATCAAGCACTACCTGGTGGACACCTTTGGAAACTCTTTTTGGCTTACCTTTTGTGGCAAGTAAGCAAATTTCATTATTGGCTCTTGTCCAATAACCTAAACCCCAAAATAAACTGTCAGATTTTTTGTTTTTTTTTATCCAACTAAAAGCACAAGTTTTGTAAGTAAATCCCCATTTAGAAATAGTTTCTATTCCCTCTATTAATTTGGGATAAGTTACCCAAATAAATAATATACAGTTATCATCTGCAATATCATTAATTGGCAAATCCCAGATTTCTTGTGGGTTCATAGTTTTGTATTTAGATGTTACATTTCTTTTTCCACCCTCACCCCAAGTTTGATAATGCCAAGCTGGATCAGCATAAATAATATTGTATTTTTTATTTGGTAATGGGATCATTTAATTCTTTCTCAATTTGGCTCATAGGTTTACCAAGCACATACAAAGCATAATGGTCTACGCAATAATATTTGTTACCCTCTCTCAAATCTGCACCCTTTTTACAAATGATACAGGGTTTTTTAGGATCAAAATAATCATCTAGTTCCATCTATTTCTTCTTCTGCTTTAATAATGGCTTTGCCGATTTCGGTAACGATTTGGGGAACGATTGAGTTTCCAAGTGCTTTGATTCTATTGGCTCTATCTGGGTATAATTCGTATTGTACCCCATCAGGAACTCCACAAAGTTCGGATTGAGTTTGCCACCAGGTTTTGTTTTTTCCATCAGAGCATCTAATCGAACTCCCCATTTTTCTCCTGTCGTTTTTGATTTCCTGTAAAATTTCCCATTTTCCTCTACTACTGTTCCACAACCTCCTTTCCAATCCCTTGAGCTTGGAGTTGGTAACATTTTTTGTTTTTCCAAAAACAGCATTGTGTCCGACAGCTTTGCTCCGAATGTGCTGTTCGGATTGTTCTTCTTCCTTAAAATGAAACTCCCTGACTTCGTTCTCTCCACTCTTGAGCTCTGTTCCCCTCCTTCTTCGCAACCTACTGTCGGTGTCGGAAACATCTGCCGAACTGCCATTGTCAAAGGTGTTCCCCCTTGCTTGTACTTCTTCGTTCTCTCCGATACTGAGTCTTGAGTTGGTGTTGGCAGCAACGATCCAGACTCTTGACCTTTTGTGCCATGCTCCTTGCGAACTAGCTGAAATATTAAAAGTTTGGACTTCGAAATCTTGAGATTCCAAGTCATTGTGTATTCCTTGCAAGATTTGTCCATCTGAGATGTTAATAAGGTTCTGGACATTTTCGCCAATAATCCATCTGGGTTTAACCTCTTTAATGACTCTGAACATTTCGTCCCAGAGGTATCGTTCATCATCTTTCCCTTTTTGTTTTCCAGCGATTGAGAAACTTTGACAGGGAAAACCTCCGACCAACACATCTGCTTTAATTTTTGTTCCATCTAATTTTTTAATATCCTCATAAATTGGAACATCACTCCAATGTTTGCGTAAAACTTTTTGACAAAATTTATCTTGTTCACAAAATCCAATTGTTTTAAATTTTCCTGTAGCTTCCAAGCCAACACTAAAACCACCAATACCTGAAAACAAATCCAATACATTTAATTCCAAGTGCTATCCTTTAATAAATTAATTGGTGTCAATTTTTCAGGTGGTATTGAATAACAAAATGGTCGGTCAAGTCCGAAAGTTGTTTTCCATTGTTCCTGTCCAAGAACATAAGTTGAATTGACAAAACCTAAAATTTTAAACTTAGGAGCTTCATCAATTACTAAAATATAAAATTCGCCTGGCTTTGCTTTAGGTCTTATAATTAAAGAATTTTTATTATTATCTTTAGGAAGTTGTGTTCTAACTTGTAATCTTAAATCTTTAAAAATTAAATCAGGAACACCACCAACATTGCAATGATACTCAAATTTAATTCCTAAAAATTTTGATGCTGCAACCTCACCCATAGCACCTGATATAGACTTTGCCATTTGATCGTTAAGAGAACCCTTATAGTTGTAACCCCAATTCTCTTTATGCTTTTTAGACTCCAAACAACGCAAGATCCCTAAATGAGCTGCTGATTGCATTTCATACAAATCTAGGGTTACTTGGTTACTTTCCAACTTCACCCTCACTCTCAGTACATATGTGGGCTATTATTGGCTTATTTTGGTAGGTATAGAACCCCCAAACTTGATAGTTTCCAGGCTTATAATTAGGATTAAGAACCCATTTTGAGTTATTTTCTATTGCTTTTTCGCAAGTAATATCTGATAAAGCCTCAGAAATAGGGATTTTAATAAGTTCTATTTGACCATTACTAGATAATACACCAAAAATTAAAACTAATATTTTCATAATAATTAGTTGATAAGTAGTGAGCAAATCAAGGGTTTTACTATGCACAAATTTCCAAAAGAAACAACCTACTAAGTTACTTAATATGATATTAATTTTTATTTGACATATCTGATAGAAATGATACTTCTTTGATAACAAATGAATAATTTATTGAATACTAAAATTGTTGAAGTCTTAGAAAAAGGTGGCTATAATAAAGAGTTTATTAAAGGTATTATGAAGAAGAATGATTGGCTACCAAAAAACTTTTCATTTAGAAAAGATGCACTAGATTTATTATTAGCAAGATACAAAAAAAAAATAACTGATTTTATACATGACACTTACCCTGAAAAGGATTGGAAAAACAAATCAGTACAAATTCATAAACTTTTAAATCCTAAAAAAAATCAACCCAAATATTATACAGATACAGATTTAGCAAATGATCTATCGCATTGGGTTAATACTTTTACTGACAAAGAAGATACATTAATTTCAGCTAATTTTTTTTATGGAGAAACAATATTAATAAATGTTATTGGATCTTTATTTGGTGATGGTCAAGTTGGATTACATAAAGGAAAAGATATAACTCAAATAAGTTCACACCCAAAATACGCAAAATGTAATGCGATTATTTCTAAAATAGGTTCTTCAAATGGTTTAATAAGATTATATCAACCAACAAAAACTATTGATTTAAATACTGATAATAGATTTGGTATTTGCCAAGATGCAAAATCTAAAATTGTTTGGTTTGGTTTTATAGAACCTCAATCAAATGGTAGATATAATATTCTTGATAAATCTTATTCTACTGGAAAAACAATCGGTAAATTAGCAGAAAATATAAAATTATCTTGGTCTGCTCAAATTAAAGCTGCCTACTATCCCACTATTTATAATACTTAATACCAGATTAATTTAGTTGACTTCAGATTAACTTTGCATTATTGATTTGTTAATATGACAAATCATTTAAAAATTATTGGTGAAGCATATCAAAAGTTTAATGACACAAATACATCTGTGTCAGCAAACAAAGAACCCCATTCATTAAGAGCTTTTAAAAGATATAAATTAAATTCAGAACAAAGAAATAAATGTACTAATGCGTCTTTAACTTTAGGCACACTTGGACATGATATTTCTGAAAAAGCTATTGTAAAAAATTTATCAGTTGAAGAATGTATTGCTGAAAAAAAAATTCAAGACAAAATAAAATCTTATGTAACTGTTGATATGAAAGACCAAATGAAGTTTGAATTTGGTATTAAATTTTTAAAAGATATATGTCAAAACCATATAGAAAATATTAAAGAACTACCTAAACAAAAATGGCAAACTGAAATTGAACATGTCAAATGGATAGATCCAATTAATGTTCCATTTAGAATGTTTATAGATTTAACAGGCGATACTCATATCAATGATTTAAAAAACAAATTTCCAACAGTTAAATACGCACCATTAAAAACAAAACAAACAAAAGAGAATCCTAATAGAATTGGTGATTGGACTTGCTCACACCCTAAGATTGATCAAAGAGCTTTTACATCTGATCTAATGCAGATAGCTCTTTATTCACACACAACAGGATTAAAACCATCATTAAGTTATGCAAGTGCAACAGATAGAATTTTATTTACTGAAAAAAATTGTGAAGAACTACAACCAGAAAATTTAAAAAGAAATTTACAAGAATTGATTGCCTATGAGATTGCATGGGAGAAAAAATTAAAAGCTGCCAATGGTTCAGTTGATGAACTGTTATGGCTAAATATTCCTGATTTTTCAGAAATTCGTAAGGGTAGTTTTTGGTGGAACTCAATCCCACAAGAATACATGGAGGATTATTTAAAAACTTATGTCTGATACAGGAATAATTATACCACTTAAAGAAAGAATAAGAGATTTAGAAACTATTAATGAAGCTCATCAAAAAAAGAATGGTCAGCTTAGACAAGAGATCCAGGACAAAGATAAATTAATAAAAGAATTACAAGAAAAAATAAATAACCCACTAGAAAAAATGAGAGAACAAGGAGAGATATGATTGAGAAGAATATTTATCAAAAATTAAAATCAGCTTGTGAAGAAGCTGGTTATGTAAAAAAAGGAGAAAAAAAAGCTGGTATGCCTTTTAATCCATTACAAGCAGATGATGTAAAAAAAGTTGCCATGCAATCTTTACTTCAAAATGGTTTGTACCCTTTGTGTAATTACACCACAGATATTAGAGAAAATTTTGTCATGATTAATTGTGATATGAAAATTGTGAATGTTGATAAGCCAAACGAATTTATTGAAATAAATGGTTCATCAGGATTTGGAAAATTAGATAAATATGGAACAGGAAATGGTATGACCTATGCACAAAAATATGCTTTTCTTTCAGCACTAAATTTAAAAACAGGAATAAAAGATGAAGATGGTTATGAGGCAGAGCCATTTAAAAAAATTGTTAAAGATAAAACTTTTGAAAATGGACACAAAGTTAATTATCCAAAAGATGAGCCAGAAGAAGAAAAGAAAATTAAACCTAAGTTAAGCATAGAACAAATGGCAAATGAATGGATAGAAGTATTAAAAAAAACTGCAACTCATTCTGTATCAGTTGGCAAGTTTGAGCAAAATTTAAATCCTTTGCGTAAGGAATATATTAACGAACTTCAAACAATCTACACAGATTTAATTCAATTTCAAAGAATTGAAACTGCGTACATTTCACTACAAAAACAAATAACTAATAGGAAACAATAATATGAGTGATTACGATAATTCAGCAGCACTTTGGAAAAGACAAGCAAGAGATTCAGATGTAGCTGGTAAAAAATACCCACACTACAATGGCAACATAACTGTTGGTGGCAAGAAAATGAATTTAGCTGCATGGCTAAACACAGAAAAAACAAAAGAGGGACAACCAGATATTAGTTTAAAAATTTCTGAGATTGTTGCTAAGGAAGATGCACCATTTTAATGAAAGACCAGATTAACCCACCTCATTATACTAATAAAAGCATTGAAACATTTGATGCTATTTGTAGCCAGTTATCTCCTATGGAGATAATTGGTTATTGTAGATCGCAAGTTTTAAAATACTCAATGAGATTTGGTTCAAAAGATAATGGTACTCTTGATGCTTGTCTAACCGATATTAGCAAAGCTGAATGGTACACAAATAAATTAATACAATATTTAAATGATCTTAAACATGATGGATCATTTATTGGTGAGCCTGACAATGTTGCCGAACTATTTAAGAAAGATAAATAATGAACAATGGAAATGGAAAATATATATATTTAAGTGAGCCAAAACTAAAGACACTTAAATTTATTACAAAGTATATAGAAAAGCATAACTTTTCACCTACCTTTGCTGAGATAAGTAAAGCTCTTAAATGGAGCAGAGCTAGATCAGGAAAAATCGTAAGTGAATTGTATGACTTAGGGTTTATCTCTAAAGGCATTAATGCTCATAGAAAAATTGAAATGACTACTGAACAAATGGGATCAGTTGCTAATTTAAATGTAAATAAATCATACCCAATACAAGGTAACGCATGAGTGTATTTAAGGAAAGTTTTTTTGAGGCAAGTTTTAAAACAATAGAAGAATTTGATAGTGCAGAGGTTGCCTCTGCAAAATTGAATGTTAGCGAAACTGCTAACCTAGAGATTATTGACATAAAGTTAAACAAGTCATTAATCAAAACTAACAACGATAAGGAGCATGAAAATGCAACTAAACAGCACAGTAAGATTGTACCAGAAATTGAACAATCTTCATAAAGAAATTATGAAGTCAGTTGATTCAAGAATGTGCGTACACACTTACAATAACTATTTAGAATATAAGCAACTTGTTAGAAGAATTGTTGCCAATCAAAATAGTGATGCACAGATAAGATACAAAGAATTATAATTAATTCTTAGTGTATTAAAAGTTGTAAAAAAAACTGTAGGCTACTTGTCGCTAAAAATTAAGGAGAAAGAGAATGAGCAGAGAAAGAGATAAAATATATAATAAAACAATTGGACAAAAAATAAGAGAGGCTAGAGCCAAAAAAATAACACAATCTAAACTTGGCAAAGCATTAGGTGTTACGTTTCAACAAATCCAAAAATATGAGTCAGGTCATAATGCACTTAGCTCACTAAAACTCTTAGAAGTTAGTAATTTTTTTAATAAGCCACTTGAATACTTTACAAGTGATGCAACAGAATTATTGGAGAAAGTTAGACCAACCGATAATAGCTCAGTTAAAGTTTCTGAGTCCCTTGAAAATGTCTAGCATAAAATTCAATCAAGCCTAGTGAACTTGATTGTGTTTGTTTGATGATAAGGGTGGATAAGATAGCTCCTGTCCACCCTTTTTAATATGTTCTTTATAATTTACAAAAATAAAAATAATATTTTAACTTCCTATTCTAACCAAATATTTTCCACAGAAGCTGAGGCTACTGATTATGGCCAGAGAAGTCTTAAAAGAAAAGATGTCTGGCAAGTAGTCAGATATGATAAAGAAAATTACGATAAGTATTGGTATAAAACCTAACTCCACTTATAGTTGTTGTTTTGATGCTCAGTAAATCTCTCTGAATTTTTATTGCTACCATATCTTTTGATATATTTTTCATCAATCATATTAATATCTTTATCACCCATATCTTTAGCAAGATCCATAGCATTAGTATATTTACCAGAATAAGCCCACATACTTGCGTTCCAATGTCTGAAAAAATAATTCTTACGAAATGGTAATTTAAGTTTTAATATCTTTAATGATTTATTTAATTGATCTGTCATCACACTTAAATCATAAAACCTACCAACAGAATTTAAAAATAAAAATTCCTGGTCTTTTGGCATTTTATTTATGTGGTCTGTAAGCTGATCTTTAAGATCAGAGCTTATTACAATAGACCTATAACCCTTATCTGTCTTAGGTGGTACAAGGTATTTATAATTATCAACTGCATGAAAAATTTTAAACATTGGTGTGTTTTTCAAAAAGTTAAAACTTGACCTTTGTGCAGCTCTAGCCTCACTTGGTCTACAAGAGGTTTCTGCCATTAGCTTAAACATTAACCTTACATCAGCAGATTCTACATTATCTATGATACTTTTAATCCTATCAAAATCCCATTCTTCAAGCCAATCTTCAGATAGGTTTTGACCTAAAGGTACATACTTCATATCCCTTTTATCCTGGTCTGAAAAATAACTACCTATTTTAAATATATTAGATTTAAAAGGTTTGCCATACCCCACATGATAATTGTAGATTCTAGCAAATGTATCAAATAGTTTTTTCCTATAACTCATCTTTGCAAAGCCAGATGTAAGTTTATGATCTACATATTTTGGTTTCAGTTTTAATAAAAACTTACCAATATAATCCTCTGTAATACCTCTTAAATCTACATTACCACAAATACTCAATATGTTCTTATAATGACATTCATATTCATTTAATGTGGTTTGACTAAACTTTCTATTCTTTTCATACATTCTAGTCTTTTGCTGTTTGTAGTATGCTTCCCAAGTATCTTCTAAAGGTAAAGGATATTCGCTTTTAACATTGTCTAATCTAAACAATATTCTTTTAGCCTCACCCTCTAAGTATTTTCGATTAGGAGATTGTATGTATTTTTTCTCTCCATTTTCTGAATAAAAGAACCTATATGCAGATCCTTTTGATCCATCTTTATTTGTCCATGATCTTTTCTTTAGCTTTATCTTATCCATATTCTCTCCTATTTATTTGTTTTCTCTGGTATTAATTATATTAATACTTTGTTATCAAATGTAAAGGAATATAAAAAGGTGATTGGCATACAAATGTAGTCTGAAATTGTATTCCAATTGTATTCTCTCCTTGATAGAACTAAAAAAAGATCGCATAAAACGAATAGTACAGGCACAAAAAAAGAGCCGAAAAAAATCTTGCGATTCAATTCGGCTATATATATAAGGTTTTTCTTTATGCCCTTGTAGCTCAGCTGGTAGAGCAATTGATTTGTAATCAATAGTAAAGGCACATTGTATGTACTTGTTTGATCTTTTTGTATTCTAACTGTATTCCCAAACATTACTAATACGATAATCATTTGGAAACAGAATACAAGAGAATTATTTACCCTCCCACATAGCAAAAGCTACCCCTCTGATTATTTCAGAAATGCAATTAAGACTTGCACCAAATCGGTTATTTAATACCAAGTTCTTTTTTAAGTTCTTCTAATCTTTTGTTCTTTTTCGTAACTTGTTTTTTTAATAATTCTTCTTCAATCTTTTCTTCGTCTTCATCTTTAGATCCCATAAAATATTTTTTAATAAATCCAACCATGATATTATGCTTTCCTTGCTGTTTTTGCTGATCTCTTTAGTGCTTTAGCAGATACAGTTCCTTTACCTTTTCTGCTAGTCCCAGCTCTTTTTCTTTTATTCATATTGTAGTAGAGTCCTTTTTTAGCAACTCTGCCAGATTTAGTTCTGTGAAAACCTTTTTTAACTTTTGCCATTTTTTTCCTTTTCTATTAGTTTTTTGTAATCATCTTTTTTCATACATTCATAGTGAGCTTTGTCCCCACCATAAAAAGCTACAAAAGATTCTGCGTTTGTCATGTCTTTTTGGCAGTATCTACACTTGCCAATATCTATTAAAATTATGCTTTGTTTCTTCCAAACTTTATTAGCCACTAACAAGCCCACTTTCTAAGTGCTTTATTAATTCTGCTATTAGGATCATTAGCTGTTTTCTTAGAAGTTAATTTCTT